AGTAAGCTAGATATAACTCCGGAGCAAGCTCAGGATATATTAGATCAACCGGATTCTCCGGGCAAGCAAAGGGATTTAAAAGCTTTTGGGGGAGAAGATGAACTTAAAAAGAGAGCGGCCGAGCGTAAAAAAATTGAGCAAGCATCATTAAGAAAATACGATTATGTTGAACCAAACACAAGCCCAAAAATTAATCCGTTTGAACCTAAACCAACTGAAACAAATATTGGTAAAATATTAAATGAAGTATCAGATCAAAATACAGAATTAAAAATGTATAATATGAGATCCGAACAACCGCAAATGATGACGCCTATTATATCTAATAAAACAATTAATAATACCGAACAGACAATTATAGGTACACCGCCTACACCTCACTCTACAACAAATTCTTTCTTGCGTTGGCAACAGAATAGATCAGGGTTCACAGATTCCCCATGATAAAAAAGCCCGGTTTCCCGGGCTTTTCTTTTACTTCTTCGCTTCTTTTTCAGCTTTTAACTCTTCAGGTCGTTTAACTACTGGCTTTGCTGGTTTATCCGCGCCTGCTTCTGCAGGTTTGTCTTCCTTGGGCTTCTTTTCTATTTTACGAACACCGGGTGTTGCTGTTGGTTCCGGTGTTTTCGCTTTCGGCTTCTGGGCCTGCGTCTTCACCGTTTCCGTCTTTTTTTCCGGTGCCTTTGTTTCTGCAGCATAGCCCGAATGAGCCATAGCAAATGCAGCTAGAAAAGCAATTACTGTTTCCTTTAGAGTCATATTAATCTCCGATTAATCGTCGCTTGCTAATTTAGCGAAGTATGATAGTGATTCCTCATCGTCATCAAAATTTACATCCTGTTTGGGTGTTGGTACTGATGCGCGAGGCGCTGATGCTTGTACTGGCGATGAGCCAATGTCTTCATCTAAATCAACATTCTCTGCAGGCTTAACTGGTGCTACACCTGCTGAAAGAACCATAGTAAGTTTTTTCTTCAAATCGTCATATGATTTAAAGTTCTTAGCATCCAAGAATGCTGTCAACGAATGTTGTTGACTCCAGATTTTCTCAATAACGGAATCGTCATTAGAGATTGGACTTGGTGATTCGAATTCAGACTTATCGTAATTGCGATAGCCTTCAACATTACGAATCTTCAATTTGAAGTTTGCACCTGTGTCAAAGTCAAACACATTAACTGGTTTCTCATCTTCGAACTGAGGATCAGCCATGTCTTTAATCTTGTCCCAAATTTTCTTACCGAATTTAAACAAGAAGACTTTGCCTTCATTGTCTGGGCGAGCTGGGTCTTTAACAACAAGAATGTTAGCGTAGTAAGTTAACTTACGCTTTTGTTTGCGAGCAACTTCTTTATTTGCTTCTGAACCTGAGTTCCATAATTCAGTATTGAGTTCTGAAACTGGGTCTTGTTTACCGATAGTGGTCAAAGAGTTTTCGATGTACCATTTACCTGTAGGTCCCTGAAATCCGTGATTCCAAACACGAACAAACGGCAAGTCTTCACTTTGTGGTGGAGCCAAGAAGCGAATAACAGCGTAGCCGTTACCTGCTTTATCTACTTCTGGTTGCCAGAAGCGATCGTCTGATTTTTTAGAGTCGGATTGGGGATTTGCGATCTTTTCAACTTCTTTCATCAATGAATCGAAGCCGCCGCGGGATTTGCGTAGATCTGCTAGTGAAGTATAAGCCATGATGTTTCCTTTCGTATTGGCGTAGTATTTGCGTAGTATTAACGTCGTTTATTTTTTTGATTAGCGTATGCATAATCTAGTAGTTCATCAAATACATCATCGTCTTTTTGCAATGATGCTACATTATATATAATCTTTCGATGTTTGTCAATCTTTGAGGTGCCCTTTTCAACACGACGCAACTTTTTCTCGCGGTCGTAGTAACCTTCATTCTTTTTTAACTTGTTCATTTTAAAAATAAAATATTAAACATCTTTTGTCTTTTTTGCCTGGACTTTTAAATAAGGCCATGACAATATCCTCTTACTCAGTTCTTTTTGACCGTGTGCAACTTTAATCAAATACCTTTGAGTTTCGGTAATAGCATTTTGTTGTTGCATTAAAAGCTCTTGCATGATTGCTACATTCTCTTCTAATTTTTTAATTTTCTTTTTAGAGTCAACTAATTCTTCGTCTAAAGATTGCATCGTATTTTTCCACATCTATAACTAGAAACGGTTTATATTTTTTAATAAGTCTGGAAATATCAGGCCACACTATTGTGTCATTTATTTCAGAATCAAATTTATTAATAAACCCTGTAAGTTTTTCTAAGATAACAAGTGTTTCAATACTAATTGTTTTTCTTAGAAATGCTTTTATTATATATGGATGTTGCCCTTTAGTTATTGTAAAAATAGATGCAGGATCTATGCCTGAATCCTCACATTCATGGATTAAATTGTCCAAATCTTGGGAAAAACTATAAGATAAACTCTCAATCTTCTTTTTCCATAATGTGTATCGTTGTCCGGCCTCAATGTCAAACATTCCACCCCAACGATCACCTGATACAAAATTTGCAACTAAAAAGTTAGCAACTTCCTCATCAGTATAATTTTTTGATATCTTTTTAATTGAGAACAAGTCTGTACGTTTAGCAAATGCTTGTCTACTTGCTCTGACTTTTCCTCTTTGTTTAATTACATCATATGCATCTGTTGTAAAATGCAGCTTTAGTGCAAGGTACATTTTATAAACTGAAAATTCATCCATTATCATAGTGGCAGTTTGCCCCTTGGTCTCATATAGTTTTGATCTTCTGCTTCGTTTTGAATTTTATCTTTAAGCGATTGATTAATTAATTTAGTTACAGACTCAACGTCAATATCAATATCATTGCAGTATCCAATTACTGCATCCATATAACTAATTGACTCTTGTAATACTTTTTCCTCAATGTAAAGAGAAAATTCGTTAGGCGACCTAAATCTCTTAGTAATAATTAGAGCATCGGTTAATGTCTCTTCGTTTTTTGGGTCTAACATTTCTATCATTCGATCTCTGGAAATAAAATTTCATCCATAAAGTTTCTAAACACCGTTTCGTCGATGCCTAAGTTAATCATCATTGCGGGGGTGTGAGGGTTCATCTTTTGATATTTACAATAATTATTGTATTTCTCTTTATATGATTCGCCTGTTTTCTCAACACATCCTACATTATATAGGTAAACGTGTAAACTTTCAATAGCTAAATCAGCTAATTTGTCCAATTCTTCTTCTTCGGATATATTGCCCGCGGCAATCATGCCGGGACTAAAAATTTGAGTTGCCCAATCAGGCAATACCCTCGGTTTATTCCATTCCAATTTTGAAGAACGGTCTATGAACCAAGTATACACATCGCAGTTGCCATTTTTAGAAAAATCATGGAACGCACCTGTAATTTTATTTGCACCGCACACTACGTCAAATCCGAAAATAGGAGTCGGGTCATCTAATTCCGGGAATATAGTCATGTGCATAACCCAGATCTTTTTTGCTTCTCTTGCATCTACAATTTCTACATGCGCGCGACGATAATTGCGAGAAGTAAAAATATAATTTTCCCAAAGATATCCGTTGCCTTGTTCTGCGGTGTATTTTAACTCATCGTCTGTAGTTTGCTCCAATGTCTCAAGAATATTTTGAGACAAGGGAATCATTTTATCCCATACTAAAGACATTAGTTGAATTCCTTAACAAGCTCAATATTGTAATCAAACGCAACACAGGCTTCAGGTCCCATATCATCTGTTAATTTCTCTCGGAAGTTATTTGTTAGTTCTTCTTTGTTTTCAAACTCAAACATTTTACCTGAACCCGGTACAAGCTTAGCAAAAATTTGGCCGCCATTTAGATCTCCTAAATATCGAACATACATATGCGCAAGTAAATCTTCTTTTTTAGTAAGATCCATAATATACTGAATATACTTCAATGTAGATTGCTTAATAGTGTATGTCTTATCCGGCACAAGAAGTTCTTGAAAGTCTTCAAAGATTGCTTTTGTACGATATAACCCCGCAATACCTTCATATGCACCTAATTTAGGTCCTGCAATATTTTCCATCGCATGATATATTAAATGTAGCTGATACAAATATTCAGCATACTTATTCGTATCAACGCGCTTTTGAAAAATCTCTTTGATAAACGGTTGTGTTTCCGCTTCTTTGTGTTTTTCGTGGGTTTGTTCTTTTAATGTAGCCATGATTATTTAAATAGTATAAGTGCAAGAAGTGTTGCATGAATAATAAATCCTACTCCTATAGTTACAATGTGTAGAATGTCTCTAAGGATTACTGCTCTAACAAACAACATAGATAATCCGCCCCAAATAAACAGAATAAGATCAACGGGCGGCATCTTATCTGATAGACCAGACATAATTGAAATCATTGTTGGTATAGTTGCAGCGTGGACAAGTACAATACCAATCCATGCGATTGTTTCGGCAGTAGCAACTGTTAAAGTTGTTTTACAATAGTCAATAACATCTTGTAGTGTAGGGTATTTCATAATTTATTTGTAAAAAATGTGATTGCCAATTTGTGCGATTTGTTGTCGTTTCCATCCCGGGGAAACATATGTTGCGTGATAATAAAGGGCATCGGCGAGGCCTGCCAATCGGAATCCCTCAAGTAAAACTTTCTTAGCTACTTCGTAAGATTCTTTATATGCAGATTGGTGTATGGGTCTTGTTTTTGCAGAAGTTTCGCAGTACCAACTGAATTGACAAATTACCTTTTCATATACTACGTTCTTTTGATATACTACACGGCAAATATCGTTTGGGAATCCTGCATTTGCTGCCCTGTTCATTGTAACTTGTGCTACAGCAACCTTGCCTTCAAACGGTTCACTTCTTGCTTCGTGGTAAATATTTTTTGCCAAACAGTCTAATTGCTGTTCTCTAACTGCAACGGTTGCGGATGTATCGGTAAAGTTGGATTGTTTTAAATTGTGTAGTTTTGAGGTTGTTACTTGTGTGAGTATTGATACTAACAATACTGCGGATACTGCTACTAAAAATGTTTGTGTATATGTTTTCATTTATCTACGCAGGGAGATTTCTCCCCCTGCCTTCAGATTACTTTTTACTAATAGTCTTTATATTATCTTGAGGAATGTTAGAAACAAAGCCATTCAATACATGAGCCTTTGCAATAATATCAGTTTCTGAGGGATAGGCTGGGAAGCCTGGATGCTCTGGAGGTGTCTGGCCGGCGTGTTTAGCCGTTTCTACCTTTGTGGCCCAGTCGTTAGATATTACCTCGCGCTTACCGTAGTATTCGTCACCAAGCATATCTTTGGCCATTTTTAAAAGTTCTAATCTAATTTCGAACGGTGTCATATTACTCATTTTAATCTCCTTGTGTGTATGAGTGTTTGTAAAATGGTTAGTTATTCTGTTACGAGGAAACTAACCGAAACCCTAAGCAGCGTTTAGGCTGCTAAAGCGAACAGTTCGTCGTTTGCATTTACGTTTTTTGCTTCTGCGGCCGAGTTCCCCCAACCCTACGGGTTTCACATTCCCGTGCTGTCCACTCTGTTACTCTTTACCCTGTCGAATCTATTTCAGGCCCTTCAAAAAGATTTTTCCATCTGTCAAGTGCTTCGAAATAACTTATCCAAACACACCCTTCGCAACCTCTACCGCAACAAGTAGTTGGTTCTTGCGGTCTGGGATAAAAATCCTTTTGGTGGACCTGGCGGGATTCGCACCCGCGTCCAGAATACTTTTCTCTTTGCTTCATACAGCAATATTTTATATATTATAACAGGTTTTACGAAAAAGTCAATAAATTGTTGTCCATTTCGTAAGAATCTCGGCATTTTAGCAGTTCTTTGACCCAATTATCACGTTTTTCGACAAAAACTTGTGGATTTTCGTCTTCTACGGCGATAAGAACGACCAATTTACTGATTGGAATGCCCGTTCTCTCCTCATACATGATAGCGTATGCCGCACATTGCATGAAGTAGCTATGGATCCATTCTTTTTTCTTCAATTTGCCTGAAGTTTTAAAGTCGATGACTGCCAATTTGCCCTCATATTCGCCGATGCAGTCAACTGTGCCTGCTAATCTTAGGTGATCTGAGTATAATTTTTGCTCTTGCACATGAATGTTGTTAATTTTGTGCAATTCTGGCAAAATACTTGTGAAAAGTTCCTTTTGAAAGAAGGACATTTCATCTAAGACGTTATTAT